TTTTGTTTCTGGACGTATGAAGATCCCGAAAAGATCGTCAGGGTCCGATAATCCCTCTTCGTGGCGTTTTTTTAAAGTCGCCTTCAGTGTCGAGGGGTGCACTGATTTTTTCACGTCAGGGGTTATGCCGTAGTTTTGCTGTATGTATCCAGCTAAATCTCCAGCCATGTTATCTTCACCCGTTCCGAAACTTGTTGCTACTTGGTTTTTGATTATATCACCTAAGCCTTCTTGTTTTAAATATTGCAAAGCTTCTTCTTCTCTAGCCTTTGGTATTCTACAATGAAAACCCTCTTTGACTGTAACTTTACTACCGTCCCTCATAGTGGTTTCATTAATACCGAGCTCTTGCATTTTAGTAGGAATTGTTTCTTGAGAAAGTATATCTCTTTCTCTTTTCATTTCTTTTATTGTCTCTTCCATATTATCTATTTCAGAGTCTAAATTTATTTGTTTTTGTATGAGTTTACTTAGACCAGAAAGGTCATCATCTTGTAAATTTTTAAGATCACCAGCGTCTTGTTTGAGGTCTTCAAAATCTATTATATTAGCCATATTTGCCTCCTTTATTAGAACGGCTCGGGAGGGCTAGTTGTTTCACCTCCAACTTTCTGGATACAGATAAACATTTCATCTACCGTACTCGTACCTACTCATGATAGCCTCAGCCAGTCGGCCCTACTCTATCACCCCTGTGCGTTACGCCTCTGTTAAAAACGTTGTTCCGCCACAAGCCTCAAACAACAGCTAATTGTTTGATTCGTTCCATATCTAATCTTATACTTGAAATCCCAACAAAATGCAATATATTATTTTTTGTATGGCTAACTTTTTTTTAAAGAAACCTTTTCATCATCAAGTAAAGGCAAAACTAACTTGTCACGATACAAATATCAACAATTTTGCTTATTTGATGGAGATGGGAACGGGTAAAACTATTACTGCAATAATGGATTTAATGAGTTTGCATCATTATCAAGACGTGGATAATTGTGTAATACTTGCACCGAAGTCTGTGTATCGTAATTGGTATAAAGAAATTACAGAGTTTGTTAACTATGAAAAAACAAGATATCTCATTAGCACCTGGGACCCCAGTTTAAAAGATCCTGTTACAAAAACATATTTAACTAGGCTTTTAAAAAGACAAGATCAAATTCCATTAAGTATTTTCCTAATGAATATAGAATCTTTATCATCACCAAAAGGTGTAAAGTTTTTAGAAAAATACTTAAGTGTACAAGATATAAATAAAACAATGATGATTGTGGATGAAAGCACAGTTATTAAAACACATAATGCTAAACGCACAAAAAATTTATTAAAACTATCAAAAGATATAGCCTACAAAAGAATCTTAACAGGCACACCTATTACCAAGTCACCTTTAGATATTTATACGCAATTTGCATTTCTTGATCCTAAAATACTTGGACAGACAAATTATTATGCTTTTCGTGCACGATACGCCAAGATTATTAATCGTCCGACATCTGGTGGTCGTCACTTCCCCTTAATTACAGGTTACCAAAGATTAGATGAACTGGAGAAAAAAATATATTCACATGCTTTTAGAGTTAAAAAGGAAGAGTGTGTTGACTTACCACCGAAGGTTTATCAAAAGAGATTCATATCTATGAGTGAGAAACAACTTGTAGCTTATGAATCATTGAGAAGGAACGCAATGTTTATTTTCAATGACGAAACAACCACATCTGTGAACCGGCTCTCACAGATTGTTAAGTTGCACCAGGTATGTTGTGGGTTTACCATAAACGATCAAGGCGAAACCCATGACGTGCCTAACAAAAGATATAGTGAGCTATTAGATTTGTTAGATGAAGTCGATGGTAAAGTAATTATATGGGCAACTTATCGACATAACATTGAAACAATCACACAAAAATTAAAGGAGAAATACGGTGATACTACGACTGCAGCTTTTTATGGTGATACAGAAAATCAAGTACGCATGGATCTTGTCAAAAATTTTCAGGACGAAGGACATGATCTTACGTACCTTGTTGCAAACCCTAAGACTGGTGGATATGGGATCACTCTTACTGCCTCTCATACTGTTGTCTACTTTTCAAACAATTATGATCTTGAGATAAGATTACAAAGTGAGGATCGTGCACACAGAATAGGACAGAAGAATAAAGTGACGTATGTTGACTTTGTTTGTAAAGGAACAGTAGATGAGAAGATTTTACTTGCCTTGAAAAACAAGGTTGACATAGCCAGTCAAGTTATGGGTGATGAACTTAAAGCTTGGATAAGTTAAACGTTATAGCCGCCACCCTTAGTTGCTGCGCCCATACCTCTAGCTTTACCTCTGACAGGACCACCGTGTGTAAGACCTTGTGCTTTAAGTTTTTTAGTTGCGCTAACTAAACCACCGTCTTTCTTAAAACCCATTTTGTTTCTAACTTCTCTAGGTAGTTTTGGTAAACCTTTGTTACCCTCAGGTATATCTCTTAAACCGCCACCGTCTTTCATACCTCTGGCTTTCAAAGCTTTAGTGCTGGCTTTACCTAGTCTAGCTTTTTTTCTTGCTTCTACTTTTTTAATATCATCTAAAGTCATTCTACTATTAGGCTTATTTCTTTTTGCTTCTTTAAATGTATTTAACATATCACGGCGACCTTTATCTAAGCCACGTCTTCTCAAAGAAACTAAAGCACCACCGGCTTGTTTTTTTGTTGGATTTTTTTTAAGAAATGACGGGACATCTATATCTGCAGGTAAATCATCTCTCATACCCTCAGGTTTTTGTCCACGTATACGTTTTGGTTGATTCTTAACTTTTTCGCCAAATTCTTTACCGGCTTTTGTTTTAATATTAACACCTTTGATAGTTGGTGGTTTTGTGTTTTTTAAAGGTTCCGCTTTAGGTTTTTTCATAAGATCTCTAGCTCTCTTTGGTTTTAATTTTGGTTGTTTAATTAATTTACCAAATGGTCCACGTAGGCTTTTCAGCCCTGCTAATGCTAATCTTCTTGCTAAAAATCCACTCATATCTAATCCTACTCCGTTTCTACATAATTTGCAACGATAGATGCAAGTTCTTCACATCTGTTCGTGGTTTGTTTATGCCACCTCGAATCTTTCATCTGAAAAGAGGCTCCCTCCCAATCTCCTTCTTTCATGCACCTAAACATGTTCTTAAACTTAGAGACACCATTTTTTCCTAGCTGAAAGCACATGTTTACCAAGACTTCACCTATGACCTGAGGCAGATCGTGTCCAATCTTCTCAGCTATCAGCTCATCAGCTCCCGCTGCTGCTCTGTTTAAATCTATATCAAAGAGTTCTTCAACCTCTTCCATAGTAATCTCTACGCCTTCTGTATATCTTTGTCTTTCATGCGGTAGTATAAGGTGGCCTATACCGATCGTGGCTTTTCCTAATGTGTCCAGATACATTGAAGTGCGTATGCCCTCATGGTGACGTACCTGCTCACGAAGTGTGTCTGTAATTTCAATCATAATGTTTTATATATCATAACTCTCAGGAATACCATCTATTCCTGTTTTAGTGTTTGCACCCATAATACCACCTTGCATGTTCTTACTAAACTCGTCTTGAAAACTTTTTGGTAATCGTGACATACCTGGTGGAGGTTGCATGATACCCATGTCAGGATCTTTTGGAAATACTTCTCTTGGATCTATCACAGGTGTCGTGAATATAAAATCCTGCATTTTTAAACCTGGTCCAGGAAACTCTTGCGCACCTGTGTCAAAGTCTGGTTCACTTGATATCGGTTTATCAGGCACAGGTATAGGAAATGCATTAAAGTCTGGTTTTTTAATTACATCAGGCTCACTTGGTATTACTTTTTCTTCATCTGGTAATTCAAACTGTGTCGGTGGTCCGTCAGCCAAAAGCTTTGTTGCCTCGCCACCTATCTGAAAATACTTTGGCTCAGACATTCTAGGCTTAGGTAGTTGACTCATTGGCAACACCGTGTCCATTACTGTTTGTGGTTTAGATTGAACCAATGCCGCCTCTTTCTGCAAGTGCATCATCTAATGTACCAAAAGCTAAATTTTGTCTAACTTTTGAATCTAATCTTTTATTACCTGCTAAATTTAATTGTTGATCATTAAACCTAGGCGCTAAAGATGCACCCATTTGATTTGATTGTATGTCCATCAATCTCTCGTTAATTTTTATTTCTTCGTCTGTCATGCCTCTAAATCTGTTTAAACTTTTTTTATAAGCCTCTGGCACCGCCTGTTCTTGTTCTATTGGCATACTTGGATTGATTTGTAAATTAAATATTGCATCATCTATTTCTTCTTGTTGATTTAATCTCATAGCTTCTTCATCATCAGGTAAAAACTTCTCTGCCCATTGTAACAATGAACTTCTTTTTGACGCTGTCAATACACCAGTTTCTAACACATCAGTCATGGCGTCAAGAGCTTTTGGGTCTGTCAACAAATTAGATCCATGTCTTAATAATAGTGGCACGATTAACATAGTTGGAAAGTTTATTGCCCCTACCATACCAGCTCCCGTAGCAGCACTACCCAATAAAATCCCTTTAAATCCAGATAAGGTCACACGTCTTTGTACGAATGTAGATGGGTCGGGAACAACAAAGCTACCTGCGTTATCCGCTGCTTGTAAGAAGTCTTTTATGCTTTTTACATTTAAGTTTGTGCCTTTAAATAGTGTTTCTAATACTTCTA